AGTTTCTTCACCGCAATCTCGTTGTGTGACTGCCCCACCCGACCAAAGGACGAATGACCTTGGGACCGTCTTCCCGGATAAACTTATCGCTAACACCTATCCTCGGTCGGTAGCAGAGGGTGTAGTGTTTTTGACAGTATGCACGGGTAGATGATCCTTCGTGCGTGGCTTTACCGCAAGAATGATAAGGGTAGTCGCCCAAAGGATATTGGCACCCCGCCGCCTTCGCTGGAGGTGCCAACGTCACCACAGCAACCTTCGCCGTTTTAGGCTCCCCAGCGGCGCCCCCAATCCGGTTTATCTTCCCAATTATCGAATTGCGGCTTCGATGCAGTACCGCTCCAATGTGCCGCGCAGTTTTCCCAGCCTCCCACAGTATTCGCATTGTATTGATCTCGGCTTCTGTCCATTCTTTTTTCATTTTATCCTCCCTCGCCTAGCCTCTAGGCGTATTTCTCGTAGTTTCTCCGGGGTTCTTTGCACTTTTGCTTTGTGCAATTGTTGCCGTATGGCATTTGGTGTTCGGCCAAAACGTTTGACCAAGCTGTCCATATGCTCCCCCGCTCGCCAAGCGTTGAACAGACGTTGCAGATTAGGGCCGGTCCAAACTTCTGGGGTTTTGGCCTTCTCCGCGTCATCATCGTCCAAGGCCTTCCTGGCAACGTCGGCGTACCAAGATGCGCCTGACGAGATGTTTGCAACATCCACTATATCCTGCAACGCCTCTCGTAGCGCGTCTGACCTTTTATTGGTCACTTTTTCAACAACCACTCGTACTTGGTTGTTGTCGTCTCGCAACCCTCGCAGGTCATTTCCTTCCAACCGAAGTTCTTGACGTGCTCCGTCCGATTACACTTAGGACAATAAACGTCGCGACCAGCACCCTTGGGGGCGTGGGTAAACTTCGGCACAGGAACAAATTGGTTTCCCTTGGATTCCCCCTCGAACCAATCCGGTCGGTCCAGTTCAGAGGCCTTGCTGTTAAGCGTCAAATTCCAACGCCACATACTCTTCAAAAAACTAAACATTTTCTTGCTCCTTAATTTGTTCTTCGATTTGTTCATCAATCAGGCGCTCTTCCGCATCAGCCTCAATTTGAGACTGAATCACTTCCTCTTCATCAAAATAGTCGTCCATAATCTTATCCTTTCGTTGCGGCCACAATGGCGTGGCCTATTTCTTCCGCGATTTGCGGAATGATCGTGTTGCCCAAGGCACGCAACTGAGATACTCGGTTGGGTATCCCATCAGCCAAGCGACCCACTGCGGGTTCAGACTGCCAGTAATCTTCGGGCCGGTTAGCTGGCCGCTCCTCGCCATGTAGTTCAAGCTCCCCGTCCCCGACCTGTCGCCGCTCCGTTCCCCGCCGCCGGTCGGCGTTGTCGGTGTCGGCCACATCTTGGCCCACCTGTCCAAGCTCACGGACTTGTTTGTCTCGTAATTGAGTTTGCCCGTGCTGGGCGTCTTGTTGGTGCTTTTCCGCTCTACGTGGTCCATGGTCGTTGGGGTTGGCACCATGTGATGGGGCTTCGCTCCCCACAAACCCGAAACCCAGTTGCCCGGCTCCATCGAAGGGCTTGTCTGGTTCGCCTTGGCTGTCGGCGTGTGCAATAATCCAGAGCCGCTGTCGGATGTGCGGGGCGCCAACCGCGCAAGCTGGTAAATTAAACGTCCTTGTGGCGTAGCCTTCGCCTTCCAAGTCAGTGAGTACTTCGTCCAAGCCCAGTTTGATGAGCCCAGCAACGTTTTCTCCACAAACCCAAGCGGGCCGGCATTCCCGGATAAGTCTAAACATTTCCGGCCAGAGGTGACGGGGGTCGTCTTGGGCAAGCTGTTTTCCAGCTTGGGAGAATGGCTGACAAGGGAATCCTCCGCAAATAACGTCGGGTTGGATCGGGAGGTCGCATCCTCTGACATCTCTTATATCTCCTAGAATTGGCACGTCAGGCCAATGGTGGCGCAGAACCGCTTGGCAGTACGGATCTTGCTCCACAAAACAAGTGGTCTCAATGGAACCGGTGGCCTCGAACCCTCGTGCGAAGCCACCAATCCCAGAGAATAAGTCCAAGGTCGCTAGAGCCACTGCCACAAGCCCGATATCAGCGAACCAATGAAGATTAATGCGTAGTACTCCCAGCCCATCCTACTCTCCCAGTTCTCTTTGCGTTTCACGCTGTTCCAAATTCTCCGGCAAACCGGACAGATCATAACGACAACTCGTAGTACCCGTACATGATGGCGTTCTCTAGTTCGGTCTCATCCACCATCATGCAATCTCCGGATTCCAAAGAGTTTGGATCTTCAAAAGAAAGGCACGCCAGCTTGTAGTAGTAAAGCGTCCCGCCGCTGGAGCCGGTACTTGTGTAATCCAAAATGCGCTCCTCAATCTTGAGGTAGGCCCCATACGTGTTCGCTGGGACGGTCTCTGAACTCTTAGACGTACCCTTCAGAATTGCTCCTACAAACATAATGAAATCTCCCTGTTGGTGTTGGATTGGAATACCGCCTCCGCAAAACCTCGCGTGTCAGCTTCTGAAGCTCGCCAGATCACCCCAGAATAGGCAAGGTCGGTGCCAGGGGGGAATGCAAGCATATAGGCGACTTGGCCCTCGTGGCGCGATATAAGGCGTCTTAGCGTGTCCAGATCGTAAAGGTCGGCCTTTACAAAAGTGATGGGCTTACGTTTCGACGATATCCAAAACCACCCCGCTTTGTGCTGGATGTCATACGCATAGCACTCATACCCGGCCTCTGCCCACGGACGTAAAGCCTCGCCCGTGTAGTCGTATAATGATATAACTTGGTTTCGCATTTGCTATCCTTTCTAGATTTACAAAAAGAGGCTAGCATGATGCATGGACCACTGTCAAATGCCAAATGACGCTGGCACAGTATAGGGGCTAAATTCAAAAATAGTTTTTGAAAAAAAAATTATGGGTGTAAAAAAGTGTACCAGTGTACCAAACACGAAATTTGACGTATAACGTACTGATTAATAACAATAACACTTGGTACACTTCTGGTACACTTGGTACACTTGGTACCTCTATGGTACACTTTTCTAGCCAAAGAGACGTTTTGCCACTGTAAAAAACAGATTTAGTTTTGAAAAAGCTAGTATATAGGAGGAACTCCATGAAACGACGAATTGATGTTAAAGCTGAAGAAATTGAGGAGGCCCATGGCCGTAAACTGACCAACAGGCAGAAGGTCTTTGCGCGGCACTATGTCGATGGAACACACTCGAATGCTGAATGCGCCCGCCTTGCTGGATACTCCGACACGAACGGTATCGCGAAAACGCAGGCGTATAATCTGCTGAACGCCCAACGCTTTCCCCATGTCGCGGAATACGTTTTGGAGATGCGGGAGGAACGCGAGCGGAAGTATGGAGTGACGTTGCTTGGGCAGTTGAAACGGCTGAGGAACCTTTCCGAAGGGGCGGAAGATGCGGGCCAGTTCTCGGCGGCCATCAATGCGGAGAAAACAAGGTCGGCGCTGGGTGGTCTTACAACGGATAGGCGCGAAACAAATCACTTTCACGCCATCGAAAACATGAACCGCGAAGAGATAGAAGACCGGTTATCGGAACTCCGTAAATCGAACCCCAGCGTATTTATTGAAGCGAAGTATGAGGTCCTCGATGACACAAAAACCGGAAACGCTAATGTGGAACAATCTAAGGGCAAGAATGCCAAAAAGTTGGAACACCACAAGGATTGAAAACAGGTATGGCGGGGGTATACCGGATGTTCACGTATGCGCGGAATCCCTACCTTTCTGGATTGAACTCAAAGCAACTAAAACAAACCGCGTAAATGTGTCAGCGCACCAAGTGGCTTGGAATTTCTCATATTGTCAGTCGGGGGGCGTAAGTTTCTTCCTGGTTAGCCACCTCTTGTCCGCTAACCTATATCTATTTGACGGAAACAGTGGTCGGGGGCTGGCTGAACACGGTTTGAAGTCGGGTTCGGTCGGGTCGGGGACCGTGGTCCCGTGCCTTTGGTCGGGTTCGGTCGGGTCGGGGTTCTTTGACGACATGCTTGACATCGTTCGGGGTCGGGTCGGGGTCGGGGCCAGAGGTTAAACCCCCCTCGATACCTCCGCCGGCGTCCGTGGGGAGGGGGGGTCGGAAGTAAACCCCCGTCCAATAACTCCGCATAAAAAAGCCCCGACCAGGAAAGGGAAACCTGGCCGGGGCTCGGCTACCGGGTGCACCCGGTAGCGGCGGCGCCTTTATGTGTCAACAACCGGCGCCGTATGCCTTATCTGTAAGCCACTTTTCATCGGGCGTACAATTGAAAACGTAATAACCTTGTCCATGGGATAAAGCCGAACCTACCGCTTCCTCAAAGGTTAGTTGTTCATCTTCAGGGCCCGATTTGAACACCCCGAAATCCGTACCGCTATGACACGTTGCGACGCAATATTTCGTTTTCATAGATTCAACCCTTTATGGTTTAGGGGATCACGACCAAGGTAGCGGGCTAGTTGGTAGGCGGCCTCAATTGATCGGTAGGGGATAACCTTATTAAGATATCTGGCCACAGTAATGGCGCACGCTTCTGTCAGATCTTCCTCAATAATCCAGTCGCCCAGTGGGGGGCACCAAACCCCCCACCCAACAATTTCCTCATCGTCATTGTAGTAGGGTGATTCTTCAAACATTATATTGACCTCATTAACGCATCAATTTCAGACTGGGGAACGGTCGTGGTGTTGAGACCTGACAGCCATTTGTTGACGTGCTTTGACGTCGTTACGCTATATTTTTCTTCGGATCTAATCCATTTGTGACCGTCTACGAATGCTGCAACGGGGGTTGCGTATGACACAAATATGATAGTGCCATCGTTTAAAGACACTTCGGTTTGGTTCGCGGCGATTTGTTTGATATCCATTGCTCTTTCTCCAATGTGATGTGGGTTGTTGACCTTAACAGTGTCCCATATTTTTGGGACATAGTCAACAAATAATCGGGTCGGGTCGGGTCGGGGCCCAAACAAAAAAAACCCCGGCCAGGGGTGGGAGGTGGCCGGGGCCCCGTTCAATCGATCAAAGGCCAGGGAGGCCAGCCCAATCGGATTAGAGCGAGTCCTTCAATCTAGGTCAGGACTCGCTCTAATGTCAATCCGCCGCCCTTCGCTCTAAGTGGTAAACCGTATCAGCTTTTTCCCAGCGAACAATAAAGCCGGTAAGATATTCCCGCTTCCATTGGTTATATCTATCGCCCGTTTCAGGCAATTCGCACAAAGCTTCATCCGCTGATAGTTTTGGCAGATCGTGCCGCTTAATCATTACCTCAAATTCTTCAATGAGGGGCAACATATGCTTGTCCCAAGCGTCTTTTGACATGTTATTTGTCCTCAATATCTAAGTGACCCGCGCCATTTCCTTCGGAATCGCAAAGCACCCAAGCGATTTTCTTAAATCCGCCTTTGGATAGAACCAAACCTATCCAAGGTTCACCATTAGACTTGCTATCGTCAATGGCTATTTGGTTGACTTTCCAGCCTACAAGCTGGCCATAGTGTTTTTCAATCCAAGTGTCATCCATTTTGATTTTCCCTAATTAAGTTGTTGACCCATATGTTATCCCATGTATAATGATAACTGTCAACAACCAATAAGGGGTAACGAAATGTCTAACCGAATCACGTCGTGGACGTTGCAAGCGCAGCTTGATGAATTGAACAATAAATTGGGAGACTCCGCGCAGATGGAATTGGACCACGCCGCCTGTTATGGCGGATATTGCTTAACTTGGTGTCAAGGATCACAGCACGCAACACCGCGTATGTCTGGCAAGGAATTAAACCAATATTTGAATGGCGCCTTGGATTATGTATCATGAAAAACACCTTCACGTTCAACACGGACGCCGGACATGGTTGGCTTGAAGTAGGCTCGATGGATTTAAACAAGCTTGGCTTGAAGGAGTCTGACTTTTCATCGTATTCGTACAAAGCACACGCCATAAGCTTTCCAACGTATTACCTTGAGGAGGATCGCGACGCCGGCGTTTTTATTGAAAGGTTTAAAAAGGTAAATGGCGATATACATTTCAAGGACGCCCACGTTGAAGGAAATTCCCCGATACGTGATCTTGATCACCTTCACTAGTTAAAACCAAACCGTCAAACGAAAGGGGCCCCGAACTGGGCCCCTTTTTATTGTCTGGCGTTTGGGTCGCCGGCTTAATGCATTAAGACCGAGACGATGACGGTAGTAAGAGATCCAGCGATGAATCCCAATAAAAGGGTTTGAACCACGTGCCCCATGCCGTAGGGGTCAATGTCATCGCTGCCCAAAATCCTGAGGCGTTCCGCCAGGATCAAGCGCCTGGCGCTTTCTGATTTGGTCATCGTATCAATTCCCTTTCAAAAGTGTGGGCGCGGGAATGTCCCGCGCCCCTGTGGCTACTTCAATCGTCGTCATATTCTGGCGACCACTCATTGGCATCTTGATGCGCCTGTTGGGAGTAAGCGAAAGGTCCGGACGGTTCACCATCCGGAAGGCATCCTGCAAAACAGGCGTGCCAATACCATCCGGATTTAGGCAGGAAATATATTTCAAAAGATCCATACTTCTCTTGGGATTCTTCCGCGTGAAAAGAGTGGTAACCCTCGTGGCTATCATACGCTTGGGATTCTTCCGGTTTTACAGTCCCGATGATCATTTCAATGTATCCTTTCAAAAGTACGGGCGCGGGAATGTCCCGCGCCCATGGTGCTACGTATTACGTAAGGAGCCCACCGAATGCGCCTTTGGTTTTTCTTTTATGAAGTCTTTAATCTGCCTTTCCGTGGCGCCAAGCTTTCGCGCCAGCTTGGCAAGACCATCAAAGTCCTTATGTTTGGAAGGCGTGGCGCTTTCCGTTATGGTGAGCGTGAAAGACTTTCCACGGTGGTTTCCCACGCTCAAGAACTTACGGATATCGCCTTTTACATCGCCCGCCTTTTTGCCTGCTTCCATTGCCTTACCAAAGGCGTCCACAAATGGCGCTTTCTTTGTAAAAACTTCGCCGTCCATTACTATCGTTTTCATTGTGGAATCTCCGATTCTAAATATGATTGCTCTTTCATGCTGGATTCAAAATCACGCACGTGTGAGTCGATCATACGGTCTAGCTGGATTCCATCGTACGTGCTAGTCTGGCCGCCGCCGTCATATTCAAGTATCGCGGACACGCCATCGTGAATGTGGCCTGATTCTCTTAAATATTCCAAAGCACTTCCCACACTTTGGAAGGTGCTTTGCTCAACAAACTCCTGAAAAACTATGATCACTATCATTTCAATTCCCTTTGGTTTAGATTGTCCCGCGCCGTGATTAACGGCGCGGGTTAGAT